GGATCAGCGACGTAATCGTCGTCTGATCTGTGCTCACTTCGCCTTGCTCTGCTCAAGTGGAACTTGAGCAGGGCGGCTGGCCCATCCAATGGATCGGATGGTAACACAGCCGACACCACATAGCCCTTAACCATCGGGTTATGATGGTGCATGCCAATCTTCTGGGTTTCGAATCCCAGAAATGAATGGCGTCCCAGCACCCGGCTGGTTGGCAGAACCACAGGGAAGTACCGAAGTACCTGTGCGATCTCACCATCTAGCCATGAGCACGTATCCCAGTAGCCAGCGTAGTAAAGCTGGTTGCGAAGAGATACCGTGCTGATGACTCGGGTAGCGTGCTTCCGATGTGTCGGGAACATTTGTCTGACGTGGACGATACTAACGTCTACGCCAGCATAGTATTCCCGGCCACAAGACTCTCTGAACGATCCAGTCCAGAAAGACTTGTCGCTGTTCACGACAGCCCCAAAGGCCTCGAGAACAGCCACAACGGACTGCACAAATTCCACGGGGACGATGATATCGTCTCCGTAGACACGCACCTTATCAGAGAGTGAAACTACATCTCTCTGATCAAGCGGCCTGTTGAGCGCTCGCTCAATGCCGAGGAAGATACAGGTAGTAAATACCATAGCTTCCATCGGGAAAGTGAGTGCTGAACCCATCGACGCGAACTTGGCCAAACGGATAACTCCGTGGCCAGGAACATCAGCGGATCTAGACCGACTCGCATCCACAGCCTTATGCAAATGAGGCCATGGTTCGAGCATAGTCCGGACCAGTTGATTTGAGACCCGATCAGAAGCATCACTTAGATCAAGTGTTGCTAGGCTTCCGTCTAAGGAACCCTTTCGTGCCAGACGCTGGTTAGGCGTCTGGTCCTCGAATCCAATCATCCTGGACAGGTGACTAAACCTGTCGAGGTTCGTAACAATTGACCCTAGAATTGCCTGCTGTGCGTATTGCATAGCAGTTGGTTCTATGGCAATGATACGAGGTCCTTTCTGCGTCTTAGGAACTGTGATAACCTTGACGGGTATCTCAGAACCAGGTTCGAGGAAGTTAACCGCGTCTTGCTCCTCCATATAGGAAGGAGATGGTATGAGGTTCTCCCCACTAGGGAGGATCTCCTCCAGACGCGTGGTCCAGGTGGTATTACGGAACTTTGAGTTTCCTCGAAGCTTATCCGCTGTAGCACCAGGACCATGTTTGGGGATCAAATGCCCGTAGTAGACGTCATAGTCTACTCGTGACATGAGCCCTGCAAACAACTGTGAGAAGATCCTCCGAAAATCCGCGATATCACTCGCCGACATCGAAAGATCATGCTCACGAACTTCCTGCTCACACATGACATACTTCTGTATTGCTGCCTGCTCACGTTCTTGCGAACATGGCAGGTCAATCTTGCCAAACGATCGCGTAAGCAGTCGAATGGCTCGAATTGCATCAACACAGGGTACGTCAAGCAACAGACCACTAGAACGGTCGAACACACGATCAAGGAAACCTCCGAGAAATCGGGGGAGACCGGCCCTCCAGGTGAAACCCTGGAAGAGCTCGTGATCGACCCGGCCTTGGTCGAGACTTTTCTCAAAGTCCTTGCCAAAGCCAGGTAGGGTTATCGTGAGAAACGATAGCCCCTCATGTTTTGACCGACACATGACGTAGTTCACGTCATGGGTGGCGCTTGTACAGCACATCGTAGCGGATTCTTCCGCTACCTTCTTCCAGAGCGTCGTCAGGCTTTTCAGAGGCCCTCCTTAAATAGAGGTGTACTCATCCGTCTAGCCTACGGCACATCACGGAACTGGAGTTGAAACTGTCTCGGTTCCATCCGAGTCAGCGTCATGAGGGTGGCATTTTGTGCCGTCCTTGTAATGGACCCCAGAGTGGGGTGCATCATCCGGTTCCACCAACCCGTTATGCCTGGACCACGATAGCTGGATCCACATTCTTATGTGGAGCCAACCTTTGCGGTACTCCCAGAACATTGGGTTTAGGACTCGCCTCCGAGAATCTTGGAGACGAGCTGATCCGAAGTGGCCGTCATAAGGGTTTTGAAGCCCGTATAGATGGCCAGCAGCTCGACATTGTCGTAGCCCACAGAGGGCTCGTCAATGACGAGATAGACGGACGAGCTGACCTTGGCGTTCATAGCCGGGGCCAGCGGGTCCGCTGCAATCTTCGAATGGTCAAGCCGCAGCACATGCCGCATCCTCCGCCCGTAGGCGGTGGACGCGGTAAGGCTGATCAGCCCGTCACTGCTCATGTACTTGGACGCTCCGTCCCCCGAGGAGACTCGGGGAAGGGGCGTCGTCGTACCTGAGATGGTGACAGACTGTGGATCGGCGAAGGCCA